CCCTTGAGGATCTCCAGGAGGCAGCGGGACTTCCCGGTCCCCATCCCCATATGCAGCAGAACGCACAGCCTGCCGGCGGCCCACGCAATTGCGTCCCGCTGATGTTGCCAGAGCATCGCTCCCTCCTTGGTGCGTGGAGGATAGCGGTCGATGGCTACCTGTCAACAAAACTCTTCCTGGGCCTGCCCATCTTCTGTCCGGATTGCTCCAGGCGGGACGACTCGGCGGCGCGGGCCTCGCACGACTGCCGCGACAGCACCCAGAGCCGAGACTGGCTGGCCCTGCCGGAGTGCAGAATCCGGCCGACGATTTTTCCTTCTTTGGCCAGCCGCGGCACCAGGGTCCAGAAGACACCTAGGATTTTTGCCGCCTCGTAGGCGCCGATGGCGTCGCCGAACTTGATTTTGGGCCGTCCCTTGGCGGCCAGCAGTTTGATTGCCGCCGGCCGCTCGTGGACAGCCGTCCGCGGCCTCCGGCCGCCCTGGCGGTTGGCGACGTAGTCACGGTAGTTCTGCTCGCACTCGTCCCTAGAATAAACGGCAAACTCCCGCCCCTCCTGGCCGCACACCACGCGGACAGAAATAGCCCCCGCGTCCGCCATGCGGCGGACCCGTGACCAGTGGACGCCCATCAGGGCCGCCGCCTCCCACGCACCGATAGCCTCGTCTTTCATGGTGGTATTGTGGGCAGAATATACCGTCCTTGACAATTGGAGTGGAGGCGGCAACACTCTAAAGACGACCACGGAGGGCCGCTAAATGAGGCGATGGATCGTCATAGTCGATTGGGTCGACGGCAATGTTGAGGATTCTGACGAGATTGTCGTTCGCGCAAGAACTGCCGCCGGGGCAACTTCTAAGGCGCGTGCCGTCTGGTCTATCACCAACCGTGCCGAGTGGCCGTTGAGCCAGATTCAAAAAGTTTTCGTTTTGACGCCGAAACGACTTCGGCGCCTTGCGTGACCACAAGTAGGTGGCATCGTACTTCTTCAGAAGGGCCACCAATGACGCTGACACAATTTCTCGACGAGATCTACATCCCACTCAAAGGCATCTGCAAGCACACTGAAATCCTCTACAAAATCACAATCTCCGAGTTCGGCAAATCCCTCGGCCACGAGCCGACGCTGGCCGACCTGGAGGAACTCAAGGTGGCACGGTTCCTGGCCAAGCGCGTCCGCGAGCGACGGCCGGCGACGGCCGCCAAGGACCGGAGCCAGATCCGCGCCATGTGGGAACTGGCGGCGCGGCGGCGGATGGTCGATATGTGGCCGACGATCGGCCTCGTCAAAGTGCCGGAGCGGGTGCCGGAGGCGTGGACGTCCGACGAGATGCGGCTGATCATGCAGTCAGCCAGCAAAGAGACGTCACTCTACGACGGCATCCCGGCGGCCCTCTGGTGGCGCGCGTTCTTGCTCGTGTGCTACGACACTGGCGAGAGAGTGGGGGCCGTCAAAGCCCTGCGGTGGCGGGACGTTCGCGGGGGGACGGTCCTGTATTCAGCCGAGAACCGCAAAGGCGGGCGGCGAGACATTCTGCGGGCCGTCAGCCCAGAGACCAAGGAGGCGCTTGATCAGATTCGCTGCGGGCGTGGCGCCGAGGACGCCGTGTTCCCCTTCCCCCGCATGAAGTCCTATCTCTGGACGCGGCTGGGCATCATCATCCGTCGTGCCGGCCTGCCGGCCGACAGAACGTGCAAGTTCCACAAGATCCGGAAGACAACGGCGTCCTACGCAGAGGCCGCCGGACTCTCGGCGCAGGCGATCCTGGATCACTCCGACCCCAAGACCACCCGCAAGTACCTCGATCCTAGGATCGTCGTCCAGGCCAATGCCTCGGACGTCCTGCCGAAAGTCAGTTAGCCGTCCACCGGCAGCAACGCCACCGCCTCGCTCCAAGGGATCACCTCCACCGCAGGCAGCAGGACGGCCTGGTCGGCCGCTTCCCACATCCCCTGTAGCAAGCCTCCCGGCCCCACTTCGGTCAGCACATCCGCGCACAACATCAGCCTGCCGTCCGTCAGAACGCGAGGCATCGGCACGCAGTTGGTGGTGCCGTGTTCGGCGTGGAGTTCCGCGAGCCTCGCGGCGAGTTGCGGCGTGAAGACCAGCGCCAATTCTTTGGCGTCGGCGTCACTGATCGGGAGCGTGAGGTCGGAGAGGGTCACTAGACGTTCCTCGTAAGCGCGTTTTGGAACGCCTGTATGGCGGTGTAGTAACTCGCGGTCTGGGCGTCACTCAACCCTGCTCCGATGGAGTATCCAGCCATAAGACCGTTGTAATATTCGACAGGCCCGTTTCGGGCGAATACGAAGAAGGGGCTCGCGCCGGTCGTTTCGGCGGTGCTAGTGGCGTTGGTCCCAAGCGACACTGCATCGTCGTAAAGCGTAAGGAGCGCCGTACTGGTACGGCTTGCGAGAATTAGGCCGCCGTTTGTGTTGGTACGGTTATGTGCAACTGCGCTGTTTGCCTTGCCTAGTTCCGTCTGGATTCCGTAGTTCGGCGCAGACGAGCCAGACAACTGAAGAAACAGCCGATAGCGGTCCGTCACGCCGTTTAACAGTACACCGACCAGAGTCCTTGCCGACGCAATGTTCTGCGTTCCCCGAATGTACGCCGCTAAGTGGCAGTTGGCGGCACCGGGCAACTGATCGACGTTGAAGCCGGTGTTGAGGTATTTACTCGTCCCGTTCCCCAGCAGACCGCCACTCGCCCCCGTCTCAACGTAGTCGCCCGAGACAAAAGGCCCATTGTTCGTATCGGTGGCATTCCCGTACTGCGTCCCGCCCAGCGACGGCCCGCGATACAGCGGCACCAGACACGCCTCAAGGCCGGTGCCGCAGAAGAGATTGAGGCGGTAGAAACGATCCCGAATCCCAGCCGCGTCGATGGCTGTGCAGAACGCATTCACCGCCGTCGCCGTAGTGGACGAGACGGTGCCGCCGTTGGCGTAGACGCGGTTCACCCAGTCTTGGGCATCGGCGTTGCTGACGATTGGGGCGAGCGTGATGCCCCACTTGGCGGCGAGGTAGCGTTCGATGTGCTGGCGTTCACTGCCAGACAGCGTGCGAGCATAGACGAGAAGTTCCGCAACCCGGCCGTTGTATAGAGACGTATTTGTAGACCGCCCAAGCGCCCCAACCGTAAACCTGTCCACGCTCAATGTACCGATTGTCTGCGTTACGGACGAGACAACGGCGCCGTTGATCGCGAGCGAGCGAGCCGTCTCGCTGGAGACGCCAGCCATCATGTATTTCTCACCGCCTGCGCGGACGGCAGAAATCGCCTGATCGCCAGTCGCGTTAGTGTCCCGAAGCCAGTATGCTGGCGTTCCTGTATACATCGCCGCTAGTGAACTTGAGCCATTCGACGGCCCTGCTGACGCGACCACAACGGCGCTTGATGTGCTTGGCGTAACGACGGCAATCATGGACGCCGACTGATCGGCGCTGTTGAACACAGTCGCCGCTGCGTCCGCGCGGAGATGATCGTCGGAGCCGTCAAACGACAGCGCCGACTTGGCTGCAAAATAACTAGCAATCGTCGGCCTGCTCCCGGCCGTCGCCTGCGTGGCGTGCCTGTTGTTCCCAGACTTGTCGCGCCAATACCCCACCGGATCGTTGGTCGCCGTTGCCTGCGCGTGGACTCCGCTGATCCCCCATTTCGCGGCGAGGTAGGCTTCGACGCGGGCGCGGTCGGAGGTGGAGATGACACCCTGATAGAAGATGATCTCCGCTATCGCAGCAGGCGCACCACCGCCGCCGAAGTTTCCGATAGTTAGGTCAAATGAGGCGTTCGTTGCAGCAGCCGCGTTCGCGGCAGTGTTGGTCGCGCCGGACAGGACGCCGTTCTGCCTCGCCAGCAACCGCGAAGCCGCTGTCGCGTTGGCGTTGTCCATGACAGCGGACATGATGCAGAAGGAGTTGGCCGCAGTGAAGAAGTCGTTTTGGCTTAACGATGACGTTGAGTTTCCGCTGACGCCGCGACTGACTGTGAATTGCAGGCTGTTATTACGCGATACGCTGGAGCGATCATCCATGAAGATGGAGACGCCCGTATTGCCAGATGTGTTGTTGGTGTTGTTGAACAAGTACCGGATGCCGTCCGGGTTGCTCGTCGTTGCTGGCTTCAGCACAACAAACATGGTGGCGCCGGTGGCGTTATGCAGATAATTGAACGCCGCAGTGCTGCTGCCAAAAACAAGCGAATCGGTGTCATCAAACTCTATGGTTGCGCGTCCATTGAGGCTGGATGCAACCCGCTGCGGCCTGTTGGCCGATACAGCCTGCGATGCTGCGGGAGAGCCAGCCCCGCTCTTGTCTCTCCACTCTGAAACATTGCTGCCAGAGAGCGTCATGCTGTTCAAGTCATCCGCATCAAGCCACAACGCGCACCCACTGATCTCCGTAGGTGCCGACACCGCCGTCACCGGCCCAGCGTCGGTGGTGTAGAGCGACGAGGTGTCAGCCGCGTCCAGCCAGAGGGCGAGGCCAGAGATGCTACGCGGGTCGAAGCCCGAGGCACGGGGCCGCAGGAGGCGTTGATTCATTCCCACGAGTCAGTTCCTCGTCTGTTCTTCGACCACCGACCGCACGACTTGATGCAGTTCGCGCTGCCCGTGTGCCAACTCTTGCAGGGTCACGGCCTGCTGGCGCTGCACCTGTCCGATTTCTTTGAGCGTCTCCGATGTCGTGTCCAGGAACTCGACATGGGACTTGACCATCGGCTCGACGACCGTCCCGTGCAGGGCGATCGCGGCCTCGCGGCCAAAGAACATCACGACCGCGAGAATGACACACGGCACGCCGAACCTGTCGGCGATGCGGATGAAGGCGTCCAGCACACCCTGCTTGATCTCCTCGGCCGTCACGGTCGCCCCCTCGTCAGGTCTTGAGGAGGACGACGCACGACACCGCCGTGCCGGCGGCTTGGCCGGCGACGAGTTTCAGCGCTCCGACGCCGTAGGCGGCGTCAGGGAGGGCGTAAACGCGGGCCTCGGTGGCCGATTGGGCCAAGGTGATGTCGGCCGCACTGCCGCTGGCGTCATAGAGCCGGCCGAACGTGCCGTCTGTCGTGCCGCTGCACCAGAGTTGAATCGAGGTGGCCGCGGTTGCGCCGGTGCCGAGAAGCACCGCGCCGCCGGCAATGTCGTCCCAGCGAATCGTGGTGGCCGCAGCGGTCGCCGTGGACAGCGTGACGGGGAGAGCCTTGAACTTCCGCCTGATTTTCGGTTCCACTCTGCACCTCCTTGTGCGTTGCGGGCCTCTATGGGCCTCACGGGGCGTGCTACAGGGGCTATACCACCATTGTAGCGGCCAGTAGCCGGCTCATTGCGGCATCGACGGCGGCCTGGAGCGCCAGAATGCCGCCCCCGTTGACGATCTCGTCGTCGACGTATTCGTCGGGGATGCCTCGCTCGCTCTCATGGCTCGCCGTCTCGCCATCCAGGACGCCGAAGCCGGGACGCACCACCCGCCACACGACGCCGCCGCGGGCCTTGATGGCCGCCGCCTCGTTGGGGAAGCGGACGTCGGTGATGCAGAGGTCGCCTCCGGCGGCCTCTGCCCGCTGCATCGTCGCCATGACCCAGATTTCGGGATGGATCATGTTTCGGCCCCAGTCGGTGCCGAGGGTCTGAAGGAGCCTCCGGGGCGAGCAACTGATCCACCCCAGCGTGTTCTCCTTCCGGGAGCGGTCCTGCAACTGCTCAACAGTCAGCCCAGTGATCGCCGACACGGCGTCATAGAGCGGGTCGGCGAACGCTAGCGGCACGAACCGATGCTCCAGGCACAACCGCGCCGCAACCGTGTTCTTCCCCGCCCCGGCGGCCCCGCAGAGTCCAATGATCACAGCGTCATCTCCTCGCCGTCGAACTTGATCGTCACCCCCAGCGGCTCCGCGAGCCACCGCATACTGACGTTCGCCTCGCGGAGCATGGCCTCGGCCTTGACGATGCTCGACGTCCACCGCTCCGGCGTCGCGGCCCGTGGCTTGACATGGCCGACGACCTCGGTGATCCCGGCCACGATGATCGCCCTGGCACAGTCCATGCAGGCGAACCAGGGGCAGTAAAGCGTCGCCCCCAGCGTCGGCGTGCCGACGCGGGCGGCCTGATAGATCGCCATCCGCTCCGCGTGTTCGATGTATTCGTATTTCGCCGGCCGCGTGAGCCGATCCGGCGCCGCCCACACGCCCGCCGGCACCTTGTTGACGCCGACGCAGACGTAGGCCGCGGCCCGCGGCACCAGGATCGCGCCGTTCTGGGTGTGCATATCGTGGCTCCCCGCAGCGGCCTCCTGGGCGGCGATGCGGAGCCAGTCGAGCGGTGTGTTGTGTAATTGGGTAGCCATCAGTCCCTGACCTCAAGCCATTTCCGCAGCCGCTCGTTCTCGCCGCGAAGACTTTCGATCTCTTCTGCGGCCGACTCAATCCAGGACTCAAGAACGAACTCGTAGCATCCGATGTCCTCGGTACGATGTTTCAGCAGGTCGCGGAGGACTTGAAGGATGTCTTTTTTGTTCATTCCGCCCCCGCAACGTGCATCGACACCAGCCCGCCCTCGGGGCGGTACAGGAACGTCTCCATCGCTCGCCGCGAGCCGATGAATCCGTTCTCGGCGTGCCAGTCATCCGGCGGGCAGAGGGCCGGGGCCGTCCTGACGATCACGCCGTCGATTGTTTCGATGGGGCGTTGCCACTCGGCGGCCTGCGAGTGGTAGTGGCCGGTGTGCCACTCCCGGCAGACAGACTGGCTCCAGTGCCGCGGCTGCTCCAGCGCCATGATCTGGCCCAGTTTCCGCTTGGCCTTGTGGCCGTGGCAGAAGCCAATCAAGTTTTTGCCGTGTGTCGCGTACTGCCGGCCCGTCCACGCCCCAGACACGGTGACGCGGCCGTCGTTGCGAAACCGTTCCGCCAGCACTCGCTGAAAGGCCCAACTCAAGGTTTCGTCGTGGTTTCCGTTGACGACCAAGACGTCTGTCGGCGCCGTCGAGGCCGACCGCTCGACGATTTCCAGCAGGCAGTCCCAGCCGATCTGGAGCATCTTCTGAAGCCGGCCGTCCCGCTCCAGTTGCGTGCCGGAGGTGGTCTGGCCCCGGGGGTTGTCGTAGTGCAGTAGATCCCCCAGGAACGCGATCGTTCGGCGGGCCGGCTTCATGGCGTCGCCCACGGCCAGCAACTCGCCCGACGCCTGCCGCACTACTTTCTCGGCGATGTAGAGATCGTAATTGCTCCCGCCCGTCGTTCCCTGGTAGGCGTAGTTGCCAAAGTGGACGTCGGACACGACCACGACTTGCCAGAGGCCGCTGCGCTTCGCCGGCTTCGGCACGGCCTTGCGGCGCAGGTCTTTCGTCGCCGCCTTGATCATCGCCTCGACGCACTCGCGGACCCCAGGCCCAGCCTTGGGCTTGAGGCGAACGAAGACGCGGTGGAGTTCGACGGTCCCGCCACTTCCGTCGCCGCACTCCCACTTGGTCGCTTCAGACGAGGCGACTTCGTATGCCTGCATATCCGCGCCGATATGCCGCAGGAGGTCTTCGACGGTCTTGATCCGCCGCGAGGTGCTTTTCGCCTCCAGCGTGTCGCCGTCCTGCCGCTGCGTGACCTGCTCGGAATCCGCAGCCGGCGTCTCCGCAGGCAGCGTCGAGAGGATCGCAGCCTTCAGCCCCTTTGCAGCCATGCTTCGACTCCTGGGAATCCGATCTTGCAGATGCCGCGCTCGTTGAGTTGCTTGGCAATCGCCTTCGCGAGCGTGCGTCGCGGTGTCTTGATGGCGCCGGCCCGAAACTGCCGCTTGATCTCGTCCAGTTCCGCCCTGGCGTCCGGCGCGACGTTGTCGATCCAGTAGCCGATGCCGTGGTAGGTGTCCGGGAGCGTGGCGACGACGGCGTCAAGCAGACTCGTCGCGGAGGCTCCAGAGGACGCGGGAGATGTCGCGGGCGGCCTCGGTAACGTGTTCTTCGCTGGCCGTGGGGAACGAGACATGGATGCACTCATGCAGGATCGTCTCCAGGCGGGCGCGGCCCGTGAGCCGCTCGTCGATCAGGATCTTCCGCGGCATCTTCGGGTTCTTCGCATCCGGCAAGTACGCCCACCCGGCCGCCCTGCCACGCAACCGCGTGAAGCGGAGGAGCCATTTGACGCCGTGGATGGTGAAGTGGTGGTCACCGGGCATATAGATATGTTGCCATGTTGCCTATTGGTTGTCCACGGCTACTTTGCCTATCTTCTCGCGGGCGCGCCGGCAGGCTTTCCTAACCAGCCACTTCGCCCCAAGTTCGCTCCACGGCAGAATCGTCTGGCGCTTGGCGAGTCGCTTGGAATGCTCCGTTCGCATGGCCTTGATGATTTCCGGCATCCCCGGCCCCTCGCACCAGTCTGGGCCGTTGGTGTTCATCTTCTTCGCCATTGCGTTGCACGAGCAGCCGAGCGTGGCGACGATCCCGAGCCAGTCCTTCAGGAGCGCCTTGAGTTCCGTCCCCGGCCCGGTTTCTGGCATATGGGCCGCTGCCGGCGCGCCGGTGTGGCAGTCGCGGTAGACGGCCTCGCCGTTCTCGTAGGTTTTTTCGACGCAACTCATGGTTATGCAATCGTGAGCGTGGATGTCGCCGAGTTATAGGTGCCTGTCTTCGTCGTTCCCGTCAGCGTAACGGTCCCGTAACTGTTGACAGTAGGTCCGGCAAGCAGGACATACGCTGCGCCGGACGACGGCTCTCCGGAAAACGCCACCGTTAGCGTGTTGCTCGTAAACGTCGCCGAGGTCACGAGGCCGCCGGGATTGGTGATCGGCTCGTTGACGATCACCGTGCCGCCAGTGATCGACATACTCCCAGTCATGCTGTTTTGGTTGAGCGTCAGCGTGCCGTCTTCATTGACAATGCTGCCCGCGCCAGACAGGTCGGCGACTGTGAGCGAGCCGCTGCCGTCCAAGGTCAGCGTCCCTGTGACGGTCAGTTCGTCCAAGGACTGCGACGCAGGCGGGTCGCCCGGTTCCTCCTGCACTGTGAGCGTGGCGGATGCGGCAGTCACGGCGGTCGCTGGATCAATACCGAATGGCGGACTCCTCACCAAGCGAAGCGTGGTTCCGGCTGAAAGCACTATTCCGCCGCCGGCCGACAGGACTGTCTCTCCAACAACCGCAGTTCCGTATCGAATAAATACCGTACCGCTCGTAGAGAATGTCCCGTCATAATTCTGCAACATAACTGTGCCAGCGAAGCCGTTGGCGCCGATGGTCACGTTATGCGTGGCGGGGGCAAGGTTTGTGGCGCCAGCCCAGCGGTTCTCAAAGTAAACTGTGCCGCCATCCGCGGCCACCAGCGTCACATCGCGGCTCATTCGGACATTGCCGCCGGAGAACGTCGCCGTACCGGAAGTGTTGGCGCCGCCGATCAGAACCACCTGCGCCCCCGCCGATGCCCTCACATCAAAACTTGCAGTCGTATTGACGTTTTGTTCCAAAAGTAGCGCCGCGAACCCCCCTGCCCCTGCGGCCGTGTCCCCGATTGCGATCGTACTTCCGACCGCTGCGGCATTTGCGACCTGCATGGTGCCGCCCTTGACGGTCAGCGTGCCAAAGAAGTCCCTGCTGGTGGCGTTCATTCTCCACAACCCGATGCCTTCTTTGACAACGTTGCAAACGTTGCTGCCAGCGGGGTCGCCGATTCGTCGGATTTCGTTGAGGTGCGTGCTGGAGCCGGCCAGCGTCAGCGTCCTGTCGCAGTTGCCAGCGTGCGTGACGGCACTCGTCAGCACGAGCGGCCCCATGCCGTCTGCGCGAATCTCGCCGTCGCCTCGCATTACGATGTTGGCGTTGCTCGTGTGGCCTGGGCCGTCGTAGGTCATCACCGTCTTGCACTCGTACAGGCAGTTGCCCAGCCAGATTGTGATGTTGTTGCAGCCAGAGAACTTCAGCGTCTCAAGGTCGGTCGCCAGTTGATCCCAGCACACCTTGATCTTGAGGTCTTGGAAGTTGGAGCCGCACGGCACCGGCTCGACGTTGAATGCGTCCCAGCACAACGGAAACACAATCGTCTCGCGGACGCACCGATCGTATGGCGTCGGGATATACAACTCGCCGTGAACGCGGACGGCTGAACTAGATTCAAGTTCCACCCGCACCCAAACCGTATCGCTGATCGGCGGCATCCGCTTAGTGCGTGGCTGGTAGAATGTCAGGCCAGCGGCCTTGCTGGTTTTTTCTTCGCAGCAGCAGGCGTCAAACGGCGGTCGGCAACGAGCGTCCTGCGGAAACCCCGGCTCCGTGCATCCAAGGCACTCCGTCGTTCCTACGCCCTGGAACTCGCCGCCGACTCCGTCGCAGTTCGCCTTCGTTGTCGGCGACGACTCGTGCAGGACGTAGCCGTTTTCCTCGTCATAGACGCAACACGCCCCCACGCATGTGGCTTCGTCGCAACTGTTGCCCACGCCGCGAATGAGCGGCGCAGGACACGTCTGCTGGTCAATGACTTCACACGATTCCCCATCTGGGTCACAGCACGGCACCGGACACCCGCGATCACAGCAGCCGCCAAGAACCTCACCGGCGCATTCGGAAGGCTTCTTGTTCTGGCAGTTGCCGTTTTCGCAGCACCGGCCCGGACACTCCCCCCACTGGTCGCGAAACACAATGCCGTCGCACGCTGGGCAGCACAAAGACGCCGCGACGTTTTCGGCGCCCTCAATGCCGCCGTTCTGCGCGGGGTCCATGAACTCCGGAGGCACGCACCCGCAGCACTGATCGACCCCGTCACCCCACCGCAGGAACGTCCAACCCTCCTCGCATGGTGCGTCGGGGTCGTTCTCTGGACTCCACAGTTCGTCGCCGCAGCAGTACCCAGGCTCCGTCTTCCACTCGTCGTTGCAGCACTCGCCCTCGTCGCAGTGGCACTCTCCGTTGCAGCAAGTGCCGCCACGAACGCACTCGCACCAGAACCGAAATGTTTTGACAATCAGGCCGTTGAACACGGCCAACGCGCCGTTGATTACGAACATGCGGTTTCTGTCGATATGGGCAGCGAGAGCGTCGCCGTCTCGCCGGGGTAGGGAATCCAGGTCAGGATGCGCGTGAACTCGATGGCGGCCGTGGTCATAGTGACGGAGACGAACACGGCTGTCTCGTGGTGCTGGACGTTGAGGAGATGCCAGTCGGCCGTGGCTCCGGCTGGTTCAAGAGAAGAAACCTTGCCGATGTAGGCAACCTGTTCGTCGCAGGCGTCGCCAATTGTAAACAACTGGTTCGTGGCGACGACGGTGTTCGGGGTCGAAGTCACGCCCTGAAACGTCAGGGTCTTGGTCTCGTTGATCGTCCACGAGCCGGTGAAGGTGCAGGCGCGGATCTGCTTTCCAGAAGACGCAGCCGGCATTTCCTCAAACCGCGTCGGAATCCGGGACGTACCGTTCTGGTACGGCGTCGAGTCGACCCGCTTCACCACGCTGATGATGCGGTCGGTCAATACCGGGCCAAACGTGTTGCCCTTCTCGGCCATCAGACAATGTCCTGGATGCGAACGCCCATGTTCACGAAGTTATTGCCGAATGGAATCGCCCCTTGCGTGATGTATTTCTTCGTCAGCACGCCGTTGGCCTGGACGTCACGCGGGGTTCCGTCGAGGTTGAGGGCGACGGGCAACGCAGACGGCCGCTGCATAAACCTCTTGCCGTTGAGGCTCGCAATCGGAATTACCGCCCGCACTTTCTTGTTGGCCGTGTTTTCTGTGAGCGCGAACGGAACGACCACCTCGCCGTCAACGTGCTGCAGGTTCAGCCCCTCGTTGTATACATTTGCGCCGTTGAGATTCTTGTTGATGATGTTGAAGCCCTCGATCACCACTCGTTTCCACCATCCGTCGTATGGATTGATCGCAAACTCATATGTTCTGGTGAAGCCTCTGTAGATCAGCGTTCCGAACGCTTCCACGGTCGGGCGGACGTTCACACCGCGCAGCATACAAGTGTACGGGGCAACATCCATGCCAAGGAACGTAAGCCGGTCGGAGTTGATAAATCCAGACTCCGTAAGCCGACTTGTGGGATAGTTGTCGAACTGCTCAATGGAAATCGTCAGCATGGACGAGAAGTTCGTAACGCCGTCGTACCTGTCTTTTACGGGATTGACAGCCGGCGCAAACTGAGGCTGGACGGGGTTGCCGTCCTCGTCTTCGATCTCTGCCCATTGCGTTGCCGGCGTCTCGACGAGACTTGACGAAATCGAGAACTTGGCTGGGCGAATGTCAGGCGGCTGGTTGTTTGGGTCGTTTGCGGTGCTGCTTCCAGGCGTTGCGCGGTAGGTCGCCGTCACGACGCGCACGACACGAGACTCGCCCTCGGCTCGCTCCGAGAACGATACGCACGGGAGCGTGCTGTTGACGGGGTGCATATCCCCGATCTTCACGCCGATCGCAGACTGGATGTCGTAGCCCTCGGACGGCGAGTTCAGGATGATTCTGAACGTCCGCACCGAGACGTCCGCAACGGCGCCGCCGTCAGCCGATCGCTCGTTAGACCCGCCGGAGGTGATTTCCTTGACTAACTTTGGCATCTTCAGCCCTCCGTGATGTCTACCCGCAGCCTCGTGCCGGCCGCGCCAACCGCGGAGTAGTTAGTGCCGGCCGCCATCCGAAAGACCTGCGGCTCGCCGGCGCGCAGCGTGCAGAACGGCGCGAACGATCCGCCCGCCGTGATACCGATCTGGGCCGTGGACGAGGTGGCCGTGGATAGGTTTCGCAGGAAAGCCAAGCCGACGCTCGACAGGTTGGCCGTTGGGATAGAGACTGCGTTCGTCGTGAGCGTGAGCGTGAGCGACTGCAGTCCAACGCTGTTCATGGTGGCCGTGATGTTCGACACCGCCACCTGATTGACGAGGTTCTCTTTGTTGACGGTCAGAACGATTCCGTAAGAAATATCTGGCATGATTACCCCCTGATTTCGACGATGGCGTTTTGGTCTTGCTTGCGCAGTTCATCGAGCGACTGCTGCAGAATCTCTGTCTGCTTCTGCAGTTCGATGAGATTGACGTCACGATTCGGGTCGTCGCCGCGGAGCAAGCGGTTGAGTTCCCGCTGGCCGTCCATGGTGTTGGCGTCGGCGACATTGAGCGCCGCCCGCGACGGCCCCTGAAGCAGCGCGTTGAGCCGCTCCTCGCGGAATCCCATCACGAGCGGCGCAACCTGCTGCGCCCTCTCAAGTGCCAACTGGTTCATCTTTTCGTTCCGCATGGCCTGCGGTGCGTTGATGCGATTCATTTCAGCGACAAGATCCCGTGCCTGCTGGGCGGACTCCCTGGCCGCCCGCTGGGCTGGAGTCATCGCCAGTTCGCGGCCGCGGTCCTCGGCAGACTGCCGCTGCTCGATCCTTGTGCTGTTGTCCCTGGCCGCACGAACGGACGGCGATTCCTCGATCTGACGGTCTACCTGATCCTGGAGGCGCCGCCGTTCTTCGATGAGGCGCTGCCTGTCTTGCGGCGTGCCGGCCCCGGAGGCCAACTGCTCGTCGATCTCGCGGAGCCGCTTGAACGTCTGGTTGAGAGGGTTGTTGGCATCTTGCGCAAGCCGCTCAAGGCGGTCTCGCTCGCTGGCGACGGCCTCTTCCACCTTTCTGTTGGCGGCTCTCTGCTCCTCGACGTTCTGCCTTGCGCGATCCCTGTCTGCCTGCGTCGGCAGTGCCGCGCCGCGGCCTGGGGCAAGTCCTCGCCGGCGGACGTCGTCGTCGCGCTGCTGCGCTGCCTGCAGATTGCTCTCGGCCTCGGCCGTGGCGCGGGCAAGGGCTTCCGTAAACCGCTTCAGGCCAAGCGTGGCGGCCTCGATCGCTTTCATCTCCTCATTGATGGCCGCGATCTCTCGGTCTGCGCGCCTGCGAACGAAGACGCTATCTGGCCGCGCGGAAACTTCCGAATCCACCTTCGCCCTTCTGGCGTCAAGTTCCCTGATCCGGCGAGCAAGTATGCCCTGGTCTGCGCCAGCGGCCTGAAGATTTGCCTCTGCCCGCTGCCTTCTCGCATCCAGAGTCGACTGTGGGTCAAGGATCCGGCGCTGCTCCAGTTCGCTGGCCTGGGCCTGGGCTAGCAACCTCTGCTCCCTGCTTCGCTCGATGCGCGCTCTTGCTTTGCTTACTCGCTCGTCGCGAAGCGCGGCGTCCTCTTGCGTCAGGCCGCTTTCGGCAAAGTCTTTCTGCGCGGAGCGAATCTCGTTTTGCGCAGAGTCGATCTCTTCGGCGAGACTGTCGAGAAGCCCCTGGAGGGAAATCGCGGTGGGTACGCTAGATTTGATTGCGTCGGCTACCTGCCTCTGCGACTCTTCGATGGCAATGGCAGCGGCGTTCGCCGACTTGAAGATGTTCTGAATTGCCTTGTCTGCCTGCAGGCTCGCCGGAAGCCGCAGCGACTCAAGCAGCGACGTCAGCGCCGTAACATCTTCTCTCGCATTCGTTATTTCGACTGCGTCGCCGGTAAAGAAGTCGAGGGCGCCGATATTGCGGGAGGCGGTTTTCTGCCGCTCTCTGATTCTCTGCTCAACAATACGCGACAGCGCGAGCGGATCTGATCCGGCGGCGTCGAGTTCCCTTGCCGCGCGATCTCTCCTTGCCGCTGCCTCTCTTCTGGCCTGCTCATCAACCAGACGCACCGGGAACAGCCCGCCCTTTTCTTCAGAGAGCCTTGCGAACTCATTGTCTCGGATGCCTTCGATGACTGACTTGCGAACCGCATCTGCGGAAGGCGCGGCGGCGCCAACCCTAGCACGGATTGCGGCGCGTTCCTTTCGGCGAGATTCCTCGATTTCCCGCAGGATCGCTACACGCTGGCCGCCGTCAGAGGTGGCGTCAAGACGCTTTCTAAGACCCGCTTGCGTCGCTCGCTCGCTCTGTACCTGCGGATCGAGGAACGAAACGCGCTCCTCGCGGAGTTCTTTTTGCTTCCTGTCTATGTCGGCGAGTTCTTTTGTGAATGCCCTCGTAGACTGCCCAGCCGAAGAAAACGCCTTGCGGGCAATGGAGTCGCCGAGCGACTCAAACGCTTGCGCAAGACCCTCGACAAGCGACTTCTGCCGGGACAGGGAGTCATTCAGGGCTTTCGCCTTGTCGTCAGCCAACTCCGAGCCGGTTGCATACTTAAGGATCGACGTAATGACCTGACCGCCGATTACGGCCGACAGGCCGAGGAACAAGCCGGTCGTTGCCGAGAGTCCCGGAATCAGGCCGGACTGGCCAAGCAGCAATCCGAGTTGCGTGATGTTGTTGCCTACCGCGCGGAGTTTGTATTCCAGGCCGCCCGTCGCCGAGATGAGGTCATCAATCGCGAAAAGCCCCTGCTGAAACGCCAACTGCGCCACGGCGGCGCCGCCAACGCCGAACGAGCCGCGGTTCTTCAGGTTTCGCTCCGCAATGGCCCTGACCCTGTCGACGCCCATTCCCGCAGAGCCGTCGGCTCGCGACGAGTCAGCCACTGTGTTCAAAAATGCGTCGCTGCGCTTTCTAGCCGCGAATTCGACGGCTTTCCTGGCGCGATTTCTGCTCTCCTCACTCTTGAACTGGCCGTCGGCTATTTTCTGCTGCTTTATGGCGAGTTTTTCAAAGAACGCCAAGTCGCGCTCGATGGCCTGCTCGACCGATCGGCGGCCCACAGTGTTTCCGGACTCAAAGTTGCCGGCCAGTTGCCGGCCAGTTGCGATAAAACTCGCAGCGCGCTCAAGGTCTGTTCCGAGTTTATCGCTGCGGCTTCCGGAGATGGTCAGGAACTGGTCAAACCTCTTGCGGGCAGTTTCGGCAGACTTGAGTTTCGATTCAAACTTGTCGATCACCGGCAGCAGCGACTCAAGTTTTGCCTTGTAGTTATCAAGCCCCAGCGTGCCGCCGGCGGTCGTTTTGGCATCAAACGCGGAGTCAAGAGTGGCGTTGGCGTCTGCGGCCAGTTTTCTGATGCTGTCGAACTCGCCCGCTATTCCTGCGTCTTTTAGTCCTTTCACTCTGGACGAAAGATCTCCCACCCTGCCGGCAACACCGCGATTGAACTCCTCCCTAGCGAGAGACAGATTCTCACGAAGGCCAATTGCCGCCAGCCTGCGAGTGCCGGGATTTCTCTCCGACAAGATCTGGTCTCGTTGCTTTTGGGCGTCCTCGCGAATCTTGGAGATTTCTCTTTCTGACTCCGTCCTGATGAGGGCGTCAGCCTTGCCGAACCCTTCTTTGCCGAACGCCTTTGTGGCGTCCGCTGCGGCAAGCGCATCTATAGCCAATTTGGCCTTCTTGGCCGACACCTCGCTGCGGTTGAGTTGCTCGATCACTCGCCCAACGGACGCGATCAGACCCTCAAATCGCTGGTCGTCTCCATCTCGCAGCCTCGCCGAAAGTGTGCCAAACTTGTCTGTTAGTTGCTCGACCTGCGACACGGCCTCGGGCGATATGATCTGCTTGATCTCGGCAGAGGAAATCTCCCTCCTGAACGACATATTGGTCGCTTCCTGGATGCGAACCAGGGCGTCAAGTCGCTGCTGCGCCACTCCTCTTGCCGTCAGCGTCGCAGGATTTTCTCCTTCATTTGCGACCCGAATCTGCGCGGCCGAAAGCCTTGCCGCGGCGCGCTCGATGAGGTCAGCGTTTCGCTCTGACCTCACAGACAGGTCGCCAAAGACCTCGCTCCTGGCTCTCGCAGGAATTTCCGATGCCTTCTTCCGCAGCGCCAGCGCGTCTGTCAGCGCGCCTTTGGCTCGTGGATTAAAGAAGTCCGCGCCGGTGTTTTTTGCCTGCAGGCTACCCGCCAGCCGCTTGAAGTCATCGGAGATGGCCGTGGCCCTTCCAAGGGCAACAAGCCTGCGTCGCAGGGCGTCGATCCGCTGTCCTGCGGCGTCGAACGTCGCCGTGCCTTCGCCAATCTCCGCGAAGAGGCGCTGAAATCCGTCCTGAATCCTCGACAGTTCCGGATACAGGCTCGACTGGACGGATGTGGCGAACCCTTCGATTTGATTCTTGAGGGCGGTCAGCGGCTTGCCGATGTCCTCAAGGACGCGAAACTGATCCTCAAGTCGGCGTGTATTCGGGAGTCCGGCCCCTACTCCCCTCGACTGCAGGTCTTCAATCTGCCGCAGCGTCCGCTGGAACCGCTGCAGCCTAGTCAGCGTGCCGTCGAGTGCCTGCGTGTTGAGGTTGAACTGGATGCCGCGTGCCTGGCGCGCAAAATCCTGCAGTTCACGCCGGGACTCGCCAATGCGGCGAGTGAAGTCCTGCGTGTTCGCAGTCAGAACGGCAGAGATTTTGCCGAGCAGGGCCATGCTTCATCCTTGAAGTTTCTGTAGTTCCGCAAACATCTCGTCCGGCGTCTGATGGGGCTTTGCCTGCGACGGAATAAAGATGTTTTCCTCTGGCACCCGCTTGTAGTTCCCACTCGCCGCCATCACCGTCCGACACAGTCGCGCTGTCTGCCACCAGGAGTCAGGCAGCGGCCACCGCTGGTCGTAGGCATACCACTCACTCAACTCCGCGGAGTCGCACTCCGTCAGCAGCCGCTTGACTGTCATGCCTAGGGCCAACGCTAGGCGGAAATAGAACCTCCGCTCTGGTCGGTCAGTGAATCTTTTCCCAGGCTTTCCACAGCCTCCGACGTCAGGGCGTTGTGGCTCCACGCCTTCTCAAACAGCCGGTTGATCACCACGCTCGACTTCTTGCCGAGCAGGTCGAGGTCGGCATCGGCGAACAGGCGGTCGCCGGAGTCGTCGCACAGCGTCAGCAGGAGGAAGCGGACGCGGAACGACTTCATCTTCTGTTCGGCGTAGGACTCCTCAAACGAGTCCCGCTCCAGGCCAGAGAGCGTCTTGACGTAGACGTCACCGCCCCACTCGGGAACCTTGATCGCGTCGCTCAACCGAACGTCCTTCGCCGCCAGAATCGCAGCCTTGCTCAAAGCCATCTGTCAGGTTCCCTGGTAGTCGGTGAAGCGAAAAGTCGCAGACCCGCGCACCAACTCACCAACGCGGGCCTCCGTGTTTGCAGACTCAAGAATCGCGCGTTTCGACACCGACCATGTCGGCGACGAAAACGTCAACTGGCCGATGCCGCGGACAATTGCCGCAACGTCGCCGGTGGCCGGCGTGGCCAAGAAGTCCAGCGACACGCTGCCGCCAGACAACTCGCCGGTCGGCACAAGAACGGAGTACCCCGCCGGGTCTGCTGGAGACGTCATGTCGACGACCTCCGCGACCGGCGTCTCGACGCTGATGCCGACGACGCTGCCCTGGAAACTGCCCAGCGAACCGGCAAACGTGAAGGTCGCGCCGTGAGCAGATAAGGCCATCGGACCCTCCGGTCGTCAGGCGAGCCGGAAGGTCGCAGAGCCTCGCACGAAGTCGCCGACCGAGCCGCCGAGGGACGCAGACGAGATCGTCGCGTTGCCGCTGAACGACATGGGGCCGGAGATCGACAGGGCGCCGGACACGCCGGCGGTGAGGATCGTCGAGTTGATGTAGTCGATCTGCACTTCCCGGTCGGTCGCGAATCCGCCAACGAAGATGCGGCGGGCGTTGGGGGCCACGCCGAGGTGCGTCGCGTCGAGGAGGTCTTGGGTGTCATTGACCTGGACGGAAGTGACGGTGACGCCAGAGCCACCGAAGGTGAACGTAAGTCCCTGTGCCGAAGTTCCCATTACGCCGCGCCTCCTTGCGCTATTGTGTTAGCCGGTCGCCTCGGACCAGCGAACCTGAAACAGTTGTCTGACTTCGTATGCCGGCGGAAGTTGCGCCCCAACCGCCGTGGGGTCGAGGAAGTCGTCCACTTCGGAGACAAGCCTCATATCGTGTATTGTAACCCCGAGTAGTGTGCCTGTGTGGCCATCCAGGGCCAGCCTCACCTCGTCGGCGAGGTCTTTGGCGCCCTCGTAGGTCAGCGCCCAGGAGGCGATCTGGAGCGACACCTCCGGCATGAACAGCGGGGTGTTGCCCAGCGTGCCTTCCCGGCGGACGTTCGCCCGCTTGTAGATCACAAACGGCATCGCGGCGCCTTTTGGTACGGCGATGGGGTAGATCTGGAAGCCAACGAGCCGCGCTACTCCGGGGGCCGAGGCCAACTTCGCGTAAACGTGCTTTTCTGGGAGCAATAGCATCAGAGTGACCCCGCGATGGCTGCGTTGATGGCGTCGATCAGCCCGTTGCGGATGATCGTCTGGGCCTGCGACCGGCGGGCCGAGATGGTGTTCTCCATGAGGTGATACCCGGGCATTGCGCCGTAGGTTTCCCCAGGCTGGAGCGTGAAAACGCCGCCGTCCGGCAGGAAGTCGTGGGTGTACCCCCGGCCGGCGCGGGCCTGGCGCGTCGGCTCCCGCCACGACGACATGAGGAAGTAGTAGCCCTTGGACCGGCGGGCGAACTTGTCACTGTCCTCCAGTTTGGCGACCTTCGTCATCTTCATGTTGATCGACTGGTGGACATTGACGTAGGTCTTGCGCGTGCCGCGGCTGGATGGGCTGCGGCGGCCGTTGGACCCGAACTCCACCAACCAACTGTGATTGCCACTTGCCTGTTGTCCTGTGGCCCCCATATTCCCGGTGTGTCGCGGGCCGGCAATGGCCACCGAGACACCGGGGCGGTACGTCTTGGTCTTGATGGTCGTGCTTTTGGCGAGGTTGCCGGTCGCGTCGTGACGCAGGGCGGCGGCGCGGTAGCCGTCCCTGATCGGCCGCGCCGCTCGCTGCAGCACTCGCTCCAGCGCGTCGCCTGCGGCCAAGGCTCCAGCGACGTTCTGCAGGGTATCCAGGACAGGGCGAACGCCTTCGACGCCGATGCGAATGAATGCCTGCGCGCGTCCGAAATTGTCGATGGCCATCACTGCACCTCTCGGGCGAGGATTTCCAGGGCCGTGCGATTGTCTCGCTCGACGACGCTGGCGATTTCCATGGTCCGCCCGCGCCACAGGATCCGCTGTGTGTGCGTGACGTCGGCCCGGTAGCGGATCCGGATGCGGTGCGTGGCCACGAGATTGGCCTGCTGGGCCTGCAGAATGTCCCGCGTCGATAGGCCGTCGACGCTGGCCCACACCGTCGCCAGCGTGGCCCAGGTCAAAGTCGTCTCGCCAACCGAGGTGCGAACCTCTGTCGGAGACTGGATCGTGACTCGCTCCCTCATGCGGCCGATGATCATGTAACCGTGCCTTCGCCGATGAAGATGACGTCGTAGGTACAGGAGCCGGAGGCGGCGGCGAAGCGAGCGATAGAGGCATTGACGCCTGAAGATACGGTAAAACCGCCGTCGCTTGGCCCCGCAACGAGATAGCACCCGCCAGGAGGGATCTCGATGAACACGTTGATTGGTAGCCCGCTAAACGCCGTCAATCCAGACACGCCGCCGATCCGAAGGCTCTGCGTGCTGCTCGTGTTCCTCACATAGACCAGTTTGATCTGCGTGAAGGCCACGACGACGGCGGCTCCGTCGCGGGTGTCCGAGAGAGCCGAGAGCGATAGGTCGTCGTTCGCCGTCGTCGCCGTCCGCGAGTCACTCCACACCACCTGCGCCTGATTGGCCCCGGTGCCGTCAGTGATCGACAGGGCGTAGTTGGCCGGCGTGGCCCGCAGCGTCCGCGACAGGTCGCCGATCGACGTCTCGTGGGCAAGGATGGAGAGGGCGATTTGAGCATTGAGCGCCATTGGTCAGGTTCCCATAACGTAGATTTCGTAGTTCTGCCCACTCGTGCCGCCGACGCGGAGGATGCTGCCGCCGGACGTCGTGCCGAACCCAGCGGAGTTCGGGCTGCACAGCATGAACGCCCCGCCCTCGCGGATCGGGTAGCCACGCAGGGTCAGCGAGCCGAGGTTCACCATCGGCGAGAAGTTCCAGGCCGACGCGTCCTGCCGGAAGACGCTGAACTGGCTCCCCGTCCAGCCGGCCGACAGGGCAATCTGGTTTGTCGTCGACAGGTTCTTGAGGCACAGGAGTTTCACCGTGCCGATGCCGATGGCCGAGAAATCGACCTCGTCGTAGCCAGACGCAAACGTGCGTCGGTCGCTCCAGACCGTCGTGCAGTCGCCGACGTCGAAGAAGAACGTCAGCGGGTGGTCGGTGATCGAGGACGTCAGGCCACTTGTCGTGGCCGACCGTGCCGACACGGTGGCTGTGACCTGCGCCTCAATGGTCATCGGTATCCGCCCCATCCGGAGGCGGCCAGCAGCGTCTCAAAGGTGGTCGGAATCGGCATCTGGCCGCCGGCGGCGACCGGCTGGCGGGCCTCGTACCAGTGGGCGACAAGCAAGAGGATCAGGTGCTTGAGGACGTTCGGCACGCTCGCCCCGGAAGCCCCGTACCCGGCCGACCACCGAACCAGCACGCTGTTTTCGTCGCCCCGGACGGCTGGCCAGACGCCGCCGTAGATCGGGAAGATTCGCCCAGGCGTGGCATAAAAGTCCGTCTGAAACGCGCCAGTACCGCTCGTCAGCGTCTGATTGGCGCCGCCCTCGTCACGGTAGACCAGCGTGACGTTGGCGTTCTGCATGGGTGGCCTGGGGAGGATGATCTCCCACAGCGGGAACGTGTCGTAGCGGGCCTCCCACACGGTCGTGATCATCGAGATGTCCAGGACGCTCTCGACGTACTCGCGGGCCGTGGCGATCAGCGTCGTGATGTAGGCGTCGTCGTCGCTCGTGTCGACGCGGCACTGCACCTTGGCCTCTGCGAGCGTCACCGGCTCGACGGCCGGCGCCGTGTATCGCGTCAGGCTGCGGTACGGGGTGATCGCGGAGTCGGGCTGCTGGGGCGAGCCGTAGACGATAGTGACAGTCACTTGTGCCTCTTCTTTCCTTGCGGCTGGACGGCCTTCTCGGCGCGAAGTTCCATGGCGGCGGTCTCTTCGTCGCGCTCTTCGACCTGCCGGACGAGGCCGCGGGCGAGCAGGACTCTGGCCATGCCGTCGCCCCAGTCAAACTCTTGGCCGACCTTGTAGCCGCCGAACTCCTTGACGATTTTGACTCTCACTTCACAAACCCCCATGCGCCCTCTGGCGGCGTCCTGTCGCTGTTCCAGAACTCGGTCGTGTGCTGCTGAACTTTGCCGCACTCCACGGTCCTGGACGGCCATGTAATCATCAGTTCGGCGTGGCCGACGCTGACGCTGGTGGCGATCCCCAACTTGTTCCCCGTGGCGTGAAACTTCTTCCAGAAGTAAATGTCCTCATCAACGTGGCCGCCGGTGAACGTCCCCTCGGCGTTGGCCTCGGCGAGAAACCACGGCTTCGGCATCTTCTTGATGGCTTCGGTGCGGATGAACGTGCAGCCGAAGTGGGCCGTCTCGACCAACTGCACCGGCTTGGAGAACCAGTCGTTCTCGACCGTTGTCTTGTCGTCAGAGGTGACCCCAGGCAGTGCGAACATCACTGTGTTCGCTTCCCGCTTGGTCTGGAGTGGCGCGATGGCGTCGACGCCGGAATACATCATCAGCGCCAGGAGCGCCTCGACGGTCTTCGCGGTGAAGATCGTGTCGTAGTCGATCGTCAGCACGACGTCGTGCGTGTCGATGACCTGCTCCATCGTCCGCTGCAGGCACTGGCCAAAGAACGCCCCGGTGTATTTGATCGGGGCGATCTTGTGCGGCGCTAGCGCCTGGGAGATGCAGAAGAAATTATCCGTGAAGCCGAGGCGTGGCACGCTCATGAGAGCGGCCACCTTGACCTCGGCTTCACAATTACCAACGCGAACCAGCATCGTGCGCTCCTTGTGAGGAGCGGGCGCGCATCCTTGCGCCTTTGTCGGCCGTCAATGGCCGTCCCGCTTATGCAGGACTAGCCCTTGACGAGACCGAGGACGCCGGCGTCGGCCGCCGTGGCCGGCGACTCTTCGCCGCGACCCAGGCGAGCCACGATCGCCACGTTCGCCGACGCACCGGGGGTGTAGGACACCTTCAGGTAGCGCTTCTTGGCCTTCGTGTCGATGTCCATCTTGAGGATGGACGCCGAACCCGTGGCCGACGCAGCGATCGCCGGGATCGAGAAGCCGCCAGTGCCGCCGCCAACGAGGGCCGTGACGTTGGAGTAAGACGAGTTGTCGTCCGACTCCTCGACCTTCACGGCGCTGGCAAACACCGTGCTGGCGTTGCTGGCGCGCAGTACGGTCACGCTGGCGTGGTCGTACCCGATGGTGTCGATAACAAGCGTCGCAGTCGCAGTCGCACCGACAGCCGCCGCCGGGACTTCGGCGACAACCTTATGGTTCTGGGAGTGAATCATTTGCTTTTGGCTCCTTTATCACGAAGCAGCCGACTTGAGGGCGACGACGGGGCCGACCTCCGAAGTGCTGCCGAGGCTGTGGTGGTTGATGTCGAACCGCATGGTCCCCTGAAGCAGCAGTTGATCGGTGGTCGCGTAGACCTGATCGAACAGCCGCACCGAGAAGTCCCGACGACGGGCGTAGATGCTGGACAGGCCCATGTTGCCGAACAGCACCTTGACCTTGTTGGTGTCAGCGCCGAGCGTGCTGTTGAGGACATGAACCATCCGCACCGGGTAGCCGAGGAACGACTCACCGGCATCGCGGCCGAGGTTGTCGACCGTGTTGCCACCGGCCGCATACTTCAGGCGGCTGATGGACGCGGCGTAGCCGGCCGGCGAGACGTACCACGCAGCGCCCTGGCGGGCGTAGAGCGGCAACTTGCCGATGACGCCGAGGAAGTCCTCGATGTCGAGGGTCTCAAACGCCGTGTTGCCCGAGGCCGCCGTCACGACGCTCGCCGTGTGCGTGCCGTCGTTGATCTTGTTCACGATGCCGTTGATGCCGCCGAACTCGGACGTCCCCGAGCCGAGCCAGCCGCAGGTGTCGATCTTGTAGGCCAGCGAGGTCGCGAATTCAGCAGCCACACTGTCGGCCAGCGACACCAGGGCATCCTCGACCACTTCGGTCGACATCCGGCAGGACACGCCCAACTTCTTGGCGACGAGCGACACGTTGCCGTAGGTCGGCTCGCTCTCGCTGATGCTCGACCCCTCGCCAATAAAATACGCCGTGGTGCCGGACAGGCGCTTCGGCACCACCATCGTGTCGCGGTTCATCGAGACGTTCTCGGCGGCGCCGGGGAAGGTGCCGTAGGTCTCGACCAGCCGGATCACGCGGTTGGCGAACTCTTCGGGAACCAGCGCACCACCGGCCGAGTTGCTGCCCTCGTTCAGAGCGCGGCTCTCGACGCCGTGGTCGCGGCACCACCGGAGATCCTCCTGGTTGCGGAACAGCGTTGCCCGCAGCCAGCGGCCGCAGCGGTAGGCGCTCTCGACGGCGTCGGGGCCGTCGTTGAAGGCCCGCAGGCTCGTGTGATGCGGGTTGATCGCCCGAATCTCGGCCTTCTTCGGCTCCTCGGCCGGGGCAGCGACGGGCGCCGGGGCGGGGGCGGCCCGCTCGACGACCGAACGCAGTTCCGCCTCCTTGGCGGCCAACTTCTGCTCAAACTCCAGGTCCGACTTGACCTTGTCGGCCTCGTCCGTCAGGCGACGGAGTTCGGTGGTCTGCTCCTCGGAACGCTCCTCGCAGTCGGCGAGTTCGTTGAGGCGGGCGGCGATCGCCGCGGCACGGTCCTGAAGACGCTTGAGGTTGGAAGCCATTTGGCTGTTGCTCCTTTTTTGAGCCAGCCAAACGCAAACGCGGCGGCTGGCGGGGTATCCCGCAAGCACGCCGCGACAAGAATCCTCAAGTCGCTCGCACTGATCTCCGCGAAATCCATCGCGGAGCGGTTATGTCTCTCTGTAGCCTAGCGTGTGGACGCGTAGGCGTGCAAGTCAGTCGGGGGCGCCGTCTTCGGGTAACGCCATCGCTTCGTGAATGATGGGCTGGAGATTTTCGATGTCGCACGAGATTCCCCAGTTCTGCAAAAACTCCGCCGCATCTGGATAGAGCATCCCGTACCGGCGGCCGAGATACGTCGATGAGTCGGCGTAGCCGCTGATCCTTTCAGGAGAGAAGTGTACGAGCAGCATTTTGAGCGGAACGTCCAGTCCGGCGCCTTCGCCTCGCCACACGCCTGCTTCATCGTCGACGTAAGCAGTCCAGTCGCTTCCGACGAGTGCGGTTCGCTTCATAGCAGCCCAGCCAAGACGAGGAGTGAGATGTCAAAGCCGTGCCGCGCTCGCTTACGAAATGCAGCCGGTTCACGGTACACCGACTCAATGCCAGTTGAAAACACTTCTGTCCCCTTGTCAACGCGCGCGGCGTCTGGGTGATTTGCGTAGCGTGTCACCATCGACCCTTTGAATCCAGCGTCAGAGTATCTGCGCGCGTACCCAAGGTAACTTGGAGCGTCAATTTGGTAGTCGCCTACCTTCTCTCCGGCTTTGTGAATTGCTTCATAGTCAGGGGCTGCGCTTAGCGATTTGTATTTGGCGCCTTTGTTTGAAGCCAAAAAGTCAGCCGCCCTTGCCCTGTAGTCCTCCGTCAGCGCACGAAGCGTGTCTTTGCTTGCCGACTCAATGGCGTGTCCGTACTCATGGGCTGTCGTTTTTCTTATCCCAGCGCCCAAGTCGTCAACGCCTATCGTGATATCGTTTTTTCCGTTTACCGACTGATGCGATCCGCCGCCACCGGGCCTCAACTTGATTGTGGCGCTAAGAATTCTTTCTTCGTGCTTCCTGGCGGCAACACGCGACAGCCAATTCCAGGCTCTTGCTATCTCTTTTTTCGCAATTTCGGCATTGTTTTTAGCCGTGGCAATGGCGCTTTGGACAAAGACACTTCCGGACGACGCAAGAGAATCGGTCCTAGCAAGCGCGCCGGCGTGCGCAATCGTGAACTCGCCGACCAAGTCGTGCAGATCGCTGTCCCGCTTGGTCTCCAGTTCCTCAATCCGCTTATTCGCAGCGTTGTATTTGTCAAGCGATGCGCTTGACCCATTCGTCCTGTACCCGGCGTATGCGTCGTCGCGATCTTTCTTTGCTTCTGAAAGTTGCTTTTCGTATCGGGCCTCGATCTTTGTGGCCTCGGAGTGGTAGGCGTCGAGGTCTTTCTGGTATTTGCGCTTGAGAAACTCGGTCTTGAGTTCTCCCTGCGCCTGAACAGCAGACTCGTCGCCTCTGCCAGAGAACACCGATGGGGGCTTTTCGACAACCTTGAGTTGCTCGTTCGCCTTCTTGATGCGGATCTTCTGCAGCATGGCGGACCGCTTTGCGGCGGCGGCCTCGGCGGCGGCCTGCTTCTCCGCGGCATCGCGCTCCCCCTTCTGGGCCTTGCGCTCGGCGGCAGCGCGGCGCAGTTCGTCGATGCGCTTCTGCTTTTCTGCGGTCTTCTTCCGCTCCAGGCGGGCGGCCTCGCGCTGCGGTCTGGTGGCCGCTGACTTGGCCTTGTCGGCGGCCTCTTTCTTGGCTTTCTTTGCGGCGGCCTTCTCGCGCATCGCCTTGGCGCGGGCAAGGTCGCTCTTGGCATTGGCGCCCTTCAGCGCGCCGCCCTGCGAGAGCGGCTTCCGCGGGATGCCATCTTCGGTTGCGCAGTTGTTGCCGGCCTTGAAGCCGCCGGCTCCAGTCCCGCACCCAGCCGACGCGCCCATCTTGGCCGGCCGGCGATTGGCGACCTTGACCTTCTTCTGCTTGCGAGGGCCGCGGCGGCGAAACTCGGCGAACCGCTCTAGGGCGGCCCGCAGTTCAGCGAGGACGTCCATGGGCCGCGGTCTCCAGTGCCTTGGCCTTGAGGCGGGCCGCCTCGGCCGCCGGATCCACGCTCCGCTTCGCGGGCTGCGCGAGGCGTTCCTCGGGGATGACCCAGAGTTTGCAGACGGCGTTCGGGTCGATCTGCCCTTCCACAACGTCGCACGAGCCGCCTTCGTTCCAGAACACGCAGTTCTGGCACTTCATGCCGCGTTCGGCGAACGGGTTCTCGGTCATGTAGTGGGCGCCGTCCGGCCCTTCCTGCGGCCACTGGCCGTTCTCGACGGCGATCTGCTCGATGGCCTCGTAGAGCGCGAAGTTGGCCGGCGACAGGGACTCCATGGTGGCGTCTTCTTCGGCGCGGACCTCGACCTCCTGGGCCGGCGCCTCGCGGTCGGCCGACTCCATGGCCGACACCTTGCGGGCTGACCAGTTCTTTGCCGGCGTGCCGCCCCACAGCAGCCACGCCACGAACCCCGGCTTCTCCTCGCCGGCCTTGTCCCACCCCGGCGACTTGCTCGCCTTCTCATGCCTCGCGAACCACGCGTTCATCTCGCGGACATGGTCGTCGGTGAGTTCTTCCCGGCGGGCGATCTTGTTGGCGCGGGCCACGGTCTCGGGCTTCAGGCCGTCGCCTGACTTGCCCTCCTCGTGCAGCCGCAGGCCACGCTTGGCTGCGGCGGCCATGCCGGCAGTGGGCTTGAGGCCGACTGCCCGCTGGTCGATGAACGCCGGAACCTCGCCCATGATGTTGCTGGCGGACACCAGTTCGCTCATCTTCTTGGCGACGAAGTAGTCCGACTCTTCCCAGACGCCTTCCTCAAAGTCGTACTTTCGCACCAGGGCGGCCGGATCGTCAGGCGTGGCCTCGATTGGCTCCTCGGAGTAGTCGCCGATCGTGCCTTCGGCCATGACGTACTCGATGCGACCGACGCCGCCGTCCCAGGCCACGAAGTCGCCCGCCTCGTACATGGCCCGCTTCGCCATCTCCAGCGCCCGGCGGCTGACGAACACCTCGGTCGCCGGGTAGGCCGGCCGCAGGACGGGGCCGACGTCGAACAGGCCGTCGAAGTCGACGATTTCCCGGAGTTGGCGGCCGTCTGTCATCCGAGACCAGCGCTCGCCAGCCCCTTTCACCTTGAAAGCGAAGGACGAATTTCTGACTTCACCACGCTCGATAGCCTCCACGACGTCAGCGCGGCTTTCAGGAGCGTCGATCTCATAGCGCAGACCACGCTCGTCGACGGAGAGACGAAGAGTTCCGGCCGACTCGCGACCAAGGAGGAACATCGGCTCATGGTTGTAGAGAGCGACGACGTCGGTTCCGCGCTTGATGACATTGTCAAAGGCTCCGGGGAGAATCCGCTCCACAAACCCGCCCAAGTCCTGCGAGTCGCTGGAAAATAATGCCGCATAGCCGCGGATGACGGTCTTCTTCTTGCCAGTCTTGTCGCAGAGGCAGCGCTCGACCCCGGTATCGGTGTCGATCAGCCGTCGCTCAAGGTCTTCTCGACTCTGTCCGTCCATGTCTCAAGAACCTCCTCGTAGGGGCGGCCGCTGCGATGACACTCCAGGAGCAAATCCCGCGTCTCGTTCATCCAACTCGCCGCGAACTCGTCAATCTGTAGCCCGGTAGCCTGGGCGACGTCGCACAGTTCCGTCCGCATCCGCTTCTCGTGCGCCTCCAGCCACGCCGCCAACTTGGCGGGCTTCGTTCGCCGTTCGCGAATCCCGTCCGCCTCGACGGCGGCCAGTTTCCGCAGGGTCTGCTTGAACAGGACGCCGGCGGCCGAACGGGCGGCAGGCTCCTCTTCGATCATCGGCTCCTCATCCTGCACCGGCGCCTCTTCGGCTGGTGCTGGCGCTTCTTCCGCGGGCGGCGGTTCCGGCGGCTGGACAACGAACGACTCCAGCAGCGCCATGTTGACCTGCACGAACCGCTTGTCGCCATGTTCGATGGGGTTCATGCCTTCGGCAGCGCGGATCTCGTTAATCGACAAAACGCCCAGGTTCCAGAGTTCCCGGAAATACTGGGCGCGGCCGGCGTTGTCGCCGCGGAGCAGGCCGCGGACGTCGAACTCGGCGAAGTAGTTGTCGTCGTCGGCCACGAGGTCGCGGCGGACGGCGCTCTCCCAGCGACGCAGCCACGGGACCAGCGTGAACGTGACGAAATCCAAGCCTTGCTGCTCGACCGAGGAGTACGAACTTTTGGTCAAGTCGCCGATCATGTAGACCGGGACGCGGTAGGCGCGGGCGATGTCTTCGACTTGGTAGCGGCGGGTCTCGATGAGTTGACTGGACTCGTTGCTGCCGGAGAGTTCTTTGATTTTGATGCCGTGCGGGAGGACGGCTGTTTTGTTGCCGTTCTTTGGGCCGCCGCCGTGAATATCGTCCCACGACTGCCGCAGCCGCTGGGCGGTCTCGGGCTTGAGCGGCTGATCGGATTCCAATACGATCCCCGGCCGCGCGCCGTTCCCAAAATATGCGCTGCTGTGTAGTTCTGTAGCCCTTGCGAGGGCGATGGCTTCGCGGGAGATCGTCGTTGGGACGTAGCAGTTGACGCCGTCCTGCGTCATCCATGGGATCCGGAAGATCTGATCCTGCGAATAGATCGTCGGCGTGGCCTTGTCTGGCTCCTGGTAGAGAAACCGAAGCCGGCCGTTCTTGATCCGCTCGACCTTCATGCGGCTGGGGTGGAGCGGCCACAGTTCGGTCACCGCGCCGAGGCGGCCGGGGCGGATCTCCGCGTAGGCCGCGCCCCAGAGCATACACCAAGACTGCATCAGTTCCCGGAACTCAAAACTCGTCATCCACGAGTTCGGCTGCTCCGACAGGATCTTGTGCAGCGGCATCCCATCGGCGATCTCCTTGCCTCCGGCCATCAGTCGGCGATAGAGCGAGAACGGGAGCGAGGCCACCGATTCCGATACCACGCGGACACAGGCGAGGACCGCGCTACACTGGAGGGCCGTTTCTGGCGAGACATGGATGCCGGAGACGGTCCTGCTGCTCTCGGCGATCTCCTCAAAGACCCGCGAGATGCCGCTGCGAACCTCAACAATGTCGTCGATGACGGAAGTCTGTGGTTCCACTACAGCACCAGGATTTCGGGTTCTACCTGCGGCCCGTGAACTTCGCCGCTGGCGAGAGAGAGGGCCATGCACAGGGCGACGATGCCGTCGATGCGGCCGATGTCGTGAGACGACTTTTTGACGGGCTTGATAAGACCTTCGTCATTCGTCTTCACTTGCACGTTGCTGGCCTGCCACATCAGTACCGGGTTTCCGCCGTGCCGCAGCCTGCCGGATGTCACAAGGTTTTCAAGCAGGCGCGTCGGCGCGTTCATCGGGCCAAAACCCTGCCCGAACGGGTGAACTGTGACCCCTTCGGCCGAGAGTTGGGTCATGAGGTGGACCGCATTCCAGCGGTCCACCGCCACGCCCTTGACCCAATTTTTCTCGCAAAATTCGAGAATGTAGTCCCGAATCTCGTCGTAATCCGTTATGTCTCCATCAGTTAGTCTAACAAAACCGTCCTTGGCCCATGAGCCATACGGCACCCTGTCGGCCTTCTCGCGCTTGTCGGCGTTGTCACCTGGGATCCAGAACGTCGCCTGAACGTCGACGCTGCCGTCCTCGTCAGGCCAGATGGCCACGAACGCCGTCGTGTCGTAGGTGCTGGCGAGGTCGAGGCCGCAATAGCACGGCCGGCTGGCTGACGCCCGGAGCGGCGCGTTGCAGGCTTCAAAGGCGCCATGCTTGAAGAACTTTTCTTCCGAGGCCGTCCATTGGTTCAAGTGGAGCCGGCGAAAGGTCATTTCGTCGCTCGTCGACTCCCTGGCCTTGGCCGACATTTGCGCGAAGTAGTCTTCCTTGATGGTCACGCCGAAGTTCGGATTAGCAGCGCGCCACGTTGCGGAGTCAAATGGGTCGGCGTCCTGCGCAGCCGCGTAGATGCAGGGCAGAAACGTCTCGTCGACCAGGAGGCCGTCGCGGATCTTCTCGGCACGCTCCCAGGTCTTGAAGCACGGGGACTGCCGGTCGTAGCCGGCCGTCGTCAAGAAAATGGTCAGCGGCTGGCGTCTGGCGCCGGTGGCCGTTTCTAGGACGTCGACCAATTCCCGGTCTTTTTGGACATGGTATTCGTCCACCAGAATGCACGATGGGTTGTACCCGTGCTTGGTTGCCGCCTCGCTGGAGATGGTCTTCATGACGGCGTTGGTGCCGGGGACAGCGATGCTGTTCCGGTACAACTTGCAGCGGGAGAGCAGGGTCTCGTTGCTCTCGACCATCTGCTTGGCGGCGTCATGGAGGAGGGCCGCCTGCTGGCGGTCGCCGGCCGCGACGATCACTTCCGCGCCGATGTCGTCGCAGAACAACATATACAGCCCGATGGCTGCACAGAGTTGCGTCTTGCCGTTTTTGCGAGGAATCGCGAGCAGGCTTGAGCGATACTGACGCAGGCCGTCAGGCCGGTAGGTGTTGAACAACTTGTGCAGGTACTCGGCCTGCCACGGGAACAGTTCAAACGGCTTGCCGGCGAACTCGCCGCGCGTGTGCCGCAGGCACGAGATGAAATCGCGTATGTCAACCACCGGCCAGCAGCGCCTGCATCGGGTCTGCCGACTTGGCCTGACGGTCGACGATTGCCATTCCTAGGCGCGTCCTGTCGGCGGGCGTGAACCCAAGAACCGACTCAAGTTGTCGCAACTGCTCGTGACAGGCTGACGATTGCGCAAAGAACGGGGAAGGCTTCGCTGCCTTCTCCTCGCCCTGGCGGCCCGTCATGGAGTGAAAATGGATCGCTGATTTGGACAGTTCTTCCTCGGCCGAATACCAGCGGTCGAGCGTGACGGCGTAGCGGAGGACAGCGTGCTTGTCCGTCTTCGCCAGTACGCCCATCGAGTCCAGGTGCTTGCAGGCTTCGCGGAAGAACTCGCCGGCCCGCTCGCGGACGAACTCCGGCGGCTCGGGCAGTTTTTCGTAGAACTCGCCCAGTTCCTCGCGGTGGTCGGCGCGCCATGACCCCTTCAGGGCCAGAACGTGCTTGGGCTGCGGTGGCGGTCCTCGTCGCATTGACAATGCTCCTACTATCCCTAGGATACAGAAGCACAGAATCCGGCGCGAGGAGTCGCCGGAAACCGGGGGAGTTTCCCGTGCGCGATAGGAACCTACGAGAACCCACGAGGATCGCGTGCGCGCGCGTTGGCATCCCGTGCGCGCGAGGTCTTTTTTTCTCAAACCCGTGATCGGGTGCGAGACCTTGGCATGCGCCTCTT